TATTAAAGATGATAAAACTGCATGAGGGCGTTAAATCTCATGCGTATCAGTGTACGGCTGGTAAGTGGACGATTGGTGTAGGCAGAAACATAGACGAAGAAGGTGGTTTGGGCCTCAGTAACGAAGAGATAAATGTTTTACTTATAAACGATATAGAACGTGTTAAAGGTGAGCTATCCGCTGCGTATTTCTGGTTCCCTGCATTGGATGAAGTAAGACAGGCAGCTATGATAGATATGTGCTTTAATCTGGGGCTAAGTCGTTTACGAGGCTTTGTAAAGGCTATAGAGGCTATGTCTAGGCAGGAATTTGATAATGCTGCTGACGAGTTTTTAGATAGCAGGTGGGCATCTCAGGTGGGGCAACGTGCAGTGCGTGTCACCGAAATGATTAGAACAGGTGATTATCAAGAATGACCTTACAAAAGTTCGTATTTAAGCCGGGGGTAGATAGAGAGAATACTCGCTATACAAGCGAGGGCGGCTGGTACGAATGCGATAAGATAAGGTTTCGATCTGGTATGCCGGAGAAGATAGGTGGGTGGAACCGCATATCTACTAGCTCGTTTTTGGGTATAGCTAGATCATTGTTTTCTTGGGTCACTCTGGGTAGCCAAAAGCTGTTGGGTATAGGCACTAACCTAAAGTTCTATATAGAACAGGGTGGAACGTATTATGACATTACACCTATACGAGCCACGGTATCGCTCACTGACCCGTTTACCACAGTAAGCGGATCTACTACTGTGACAGTCACTGATGCTGCTGGTGGATACATAAACAATGACTTTGTAACATTCAGCGGTGCTTCTGCTGTGGGCGGGCTTACTCTTAACGGTGAGTTTCAGATAACATATTTAACAGGAAACACTTACACCATAACGGCAAGCGAGGCCGCAAGCTCTTCAGCCACAGGCGGCGGGTCTGTATCTGCTGCATACCAAATAAACACTGGTCCTGCTATCGCAGAAGCTTTAGTGGGTTGGGGTGCTGGTGGTTGGAGCCTTGGAACATGGGGTGTAGGTGTAACGTCTACTGACGCACTGCGTTTATGGACTCAATCTAACTTTGGTGAAGATCTTATCTTTGCTGCTCGTGGGGGCAACTTATTCTTCTGGGACGCTACAGACGAACTGACCACTCGCGGTGTGCTGCTGTCTAGTGAGACCGGCGCATCTAATGTACCTGTTAAGGTAAACACGTTATTAGTATCTGATAATCGGTTTGTATTTTGTTTTGGCACTAATGTGTTAGGCAGCACAGACTTAGATCCATTGCTCCTACGTTGGTCAGACCAAGAAAATGCGCTTAACTGGACACCTTCATCTACTAATCAGGCGGGCGATCTTAGACTCTCCAAAGGTTCTGAAATAATAACTGCCATACAAGGCCGACAAGAAATACTAGTTTGGACTGACTCTGCGTTGTATGCGCTACAGTACGTGGGTGCTCCTGCTGTATGGGGGTCACAGACTGTTGGAGAAAACCTCTCTATCGCCTCTACAAACGCTGTAGCGTATGCAAATGGTGTGGCTTACTGGATGGGTGTAGGTGGCTTCTACAGATACGATGGTAGGGTGCAGACACTACCTTGCACGGTAAAACGGTACATATTTACTGATTTCAACACAGAGCAGTACGAACAAGTATTTGCAGGCACTAACGAAGCGTTCAGCGAGATATGGTGGTTCTACTGCCCGTCTGGGTCTACCACTCTCAGCCGCTATGTCATATACAACTACGCACAAAACATTTGGTACTACGGCAATATAAGCCGAACTGCGTGGATAGATTCTGGTATACGGGACTTTCCGTTAGCCGCTACTTATAACAACAATATAGTCAACCACGAGGATGGCATAGACGATAACGAAACCGGCACTAATGCAGGTATTAGCTCGTTTATTACTTCAGCGCAGTTTGACCTAGATGACGGCCATAGGTTTGCGTTTATACAAAAGGTCTATCCAGACATAACTTTTGATGGGTCTACGGCAGAAAGCCCCACCGCTACGCTATCCTTGTTTGCAGCACAGAACTCTGGTTCGGGACGTAACTCCCCAGCTTCAGAGGGTGGCACAAACGCAGGCTCTATAACTAGAACAGCCACTGCACCCATAGAAGCGTTTACATCTAGGCTGGATTTACGAGTGCGGGGTAGACAGTTAGCCCTAAAGATAGAATCCAGTGAGTCTGGAGTTAAATGGCAGTTGGGGTCGCCACGACTAGAACTGCGGCCTGACGGGAGAAGGTAGTGGCAATAGATAAAACACGTTATGACATAGAGTTTAGAGCACCCGTTCTACCGGACCCGCCAAGAGAGTACGATGAGAGCACGTTCAATCAGATAAACAACGCACTGCGTCTTTATTTTAACCAGCTTGATAAAGGTATCCGTGATGCGTCAGTGTCACCCACTGCACAAGCTGCTGCTTGGTTTCTTGGTTAGTTGTAGAAATGGCTAATACTTACGTCAATGCTAAAAAAGATTTAACAGCTGCGACTGCTACTACGCTTTATACCTGCGCGACAGCAACTACTGCTATTGTTAAATCTATACTCGTATCAGAAGACTCAGGTAACGCAGATACGATTACTGTAACTATTACCGATGCTGATTCGGCAGTGTTTAGTCTGTTTAAGGTCAAGGCAATAGGTGCTAACACCACGGTAGAACTGCTTACAGCACCGTTAGTAGTGCAAGAGTCCGAGATATTAAAAGTTACAGCAGCTACGGCTGACAGATTGCACGTTGTCGCTAGTATCTTAGAGGTGACATAGTGGCCCTTACCGCAGAGCAGATACAAGACCAGCTAAACGAGTACTTTGATAGCGACGAAGGCAAAGCGGCTCTTGAAGGTCTTACGGCTAATATATCTGATGAATACACCGAGTCAGAGGGTGGAGGTTATGTTAGCTACGGCAATATCAGCCTAGAAGATTGGCAAAAACAAAATGCTGTTACCGACAGCAACAACAATACATCACTATCTAATGACCAGCTTTCGCAATTAAAAACCTTTTCTGCTATGCAGCCTAAGTATGATCCGATAAGAGTCGGTGTAGGGTATGGGTCTGAGGCAGGTGTGTCATCAACAGGTGAAGCAGACAGAATAAGATCCGCTAATCTTAGAAAAACTCCCGGTCCTATATATACAAATTTTGCTGCGTACTCAAAAGCGTTGCAGGACCACAATAAGAAAATAAAAACCTATATAAAAGACAACAAGATACCTACGTCTGTTACTACGCCTGACGGGATAAAATTAGAGCTAAATGTAGGTTTAACGCCTGTCTATTATCAAGAACAGCGAGACGGCGGCAGACTGCAAAATACTTTGCATATGAATAGTAAGCAGGGTTATTACACGCAGATGGGTGGGATAGGTCAATATGGTTCTTATCACAGACCCAAAATATCAGAGTCAAAAAGTTTTTTTGAAGGGTTTAAAGAGGTAGCTCCTTATTTTGCGGCTTTTGTGGGAATCGCAGTGTTAGGGCCAATGGTAGGTAAGTATGTTGCATCCCAAGGCGGTATATTAGCAGCGGTAAAAAATGCTCCTGCAACATTCAAGGCTGTGGCTGGATCGATAAACCAATACATAACAAACACCTTGGTGAGCGCAGGTATACCTGAAGCTGTAGCTGGTTCTATTGATATAGTAGGATCTTTAGCAGCTACGTTAAAAGGTGTGAGTTATGCAGAGCAATACTTAGACCAAGAATCTGGTGCCGCGATAGACGCAGCGTTAGCGTCAGCTACAGGTGCTAACGGGTTGCCCGGTGGGGTGGTTTACAGTGGCCCCGGCGCAGGACCAGAGGGTGAGATAAACGCTGGTGTTATATATAACATAACTTCTGGCACTACTGCCGACACGGATACGACTGAAGAGGAAGACCCAGCGGATACGATAGATGTTACCGCGATTGTTGACGCTGCTGCCGATGCAGTTGCCACGGTAGATGAGAATGAAGATGTTATAGCTGCTTCAGAAGAAACACAAGCTGCTGAAGAGACGGTTAAAGTATCAACGCAATCATACTCAGACTTTCTTGCTGGTGTGGGTATGGAGGATCTTGATAGGACTATAGCTGCTAACGAAGCACAACTACGCCGTATACCTCGTCTTCTTAGAAAAACAAGAGGTAAGTTCTACCAAAGAAGAATAGACCAAGCAAAGATAGAAAAACGAAATAGGCTTACTAAAGCTAAACAGATTGCAGATGCAGCAAAAGTTGATTTTGAAAACAAAAAGAAAGCAGAAGCACTAGCAAGAAAAGAAGCAGAAGACCAACGTAAGAAAGACGTAGCCCAAGCCAGAAAAGATGCAGAAGCAGAAGCTAGGCAAAAAATAGCAGACGCAAGAGCTGAAGCAAAAGCAGCGGCAGAAGCACGAGCAGAAGAAAGAGAAGCAGGTATATCAGAGGCAAAAGATAGTTATTCTGATGTTGTAGAAAGTGCTGGTACGGTTAGCTATGACGACCCCGAAACCACTGATTATGCAGACACAACTGCGGGCCAAGAAGCAGCTGAAGAAGCAGCTATTGCTGAAGCTAAAGAAGAAAAGAAAGACGATATTGTAGAAGCAGCTACAGAATCAGCAGAAACGGCGGAAGAACTAACAGAAGCTGCTGTAGCAGCCAACGTACAAGAAGGCACAACCACAGAAGTTACTAGTGAAGTTGAGCCATTTAAAGAGCCAGAAGACCCACCATTAGACGTAAAAGAACCCGTTGTGGAAGAGCCGGAAGAGACGAAAGTTACCGAAACGGCAGAAACGGCTGATGAAGGGGGCGGCGGTGGAGGCGGTGCTGGTGAAGGTGCTGGTGCTGGACAGGGCGGTGATACGGGGGCTGATGCCGAAACAGGCACAACAACGGCTG